CAAATTGAAATCAAATTTATCTAGCTACACTGCGCCTATCCGAGTAAACAAAGAGAATGGAACTTTATGGTATGAGCAATCTTTGAACATGATCCTAGCATCAGATACAAAGGAGCTTCGTGCTGAGATCCACTTACTTGGACAGAATGAAGTGGTAGCAATTGTTGAGAAAGCTGATGGTACTTATGTAGCATTAGGACTTGACGAAGGTCTACAAATCAATGATGGATCAGAATACACTTCAGGTGTTATCAAATCAGACAGAAACGGACATTCAATTGTCTTGGCTGGTCTTGAGAACAATGAAGTGCCTGATGTGTCAGCTGGTATTGTAGCAACTTTGTTGACTCAACAGTCTCCAGTAGTTTAATCTACCTAATCAAACCAAATACTAGAAGGGAGAGGATGAGTATTCCTTTCCCTTTTTTTATTAAATTAGAGCCATGAAAATAGATCAGAAATTTATTGGAGCCAAAGTCAAGAGTAATCTATTGAATAGATACTTTGTGATTGAGGAGGGCAACGAGGAGTTATATATTAAACTAGGACTTTTGCATATCTTTGTAAATAGTGAGCCTAAAATAAAAATAATAAATGTTAAGACTCGAGAGATATCAGACATCAACACTGATAGTGACAGTAACGGAATATCAGACTCTGACAGCCCCTTATTGGCTCCTTGAGTTTACGCATGAGCAGAGCTTTGAATCTGTGACTTGCATTCTGCCAAACATCAGTACAAGCACATCAAGATTTGATGAGTTTGTGATTGAGGATTTGGTGGATGTGACTTTCCCATATGCTGGCTTTTACACATACAGAATATTTGAGCAGACATCTAGCACTAACTTAGATCCTGATCTCGCTGACAATCTATGTGAAGAGGGCAGAGCACATGTGTATGAGATTGACTCACCATCAAATGAATTTTCGACAACAATATTAAATAACATATATGAGTAAGATCACCAGCTTGTCATTTAGCAAGCAGTATCAATTGCCAATAGAGGAGAAAGATTCTCAAAGAGGCTTCATGAAATGGGGAAAAAAGAATGACTATCCTTTCTTTCTTATTGAGCTTCTGCAAGGTAGTGCCTGGCATCAAGGTATCATCAAGAATAAAACCTACTACATTGCTGGTGGTGGCCTTGAGGCAGTATCAGGTGATCTGACTGCTTTCCTTGCAAATCCATTTGCTGACTTTGACATGAATGAGATTGCTCAAAGAATGGCCTTTGACTTTGAGGTGTTTGGTGCAATGGCTGTGATAGGTACATGGAACAGAGAAGGTACTAAGGTAGTGAGATGGGAGCACATGGATATTGACCTTATCAGAATCACTGAGGATGAGAGACTTTACTATGTATCTGATGACTGGTCAGCTTTGCAGCAATCAGCAGAAAAGACAAATTACAGAAGCTATCCAGCACTGAATGAGAACAATCGCACTGGATCATTCATTCTGTACTATAAGGAGCCATCTAAGCAAGCGAGAGGTGAGAAAGGAATCTATCCAAAGCCTCCTTATTATGGTGGTATTACAGCCATTCAGACAGATGTTGACATCAGTAAGTTTCACATGTATGAATTGCAGAATGGATTCAAGGCCGGTACACTAATTAATCTGGCATCAGGTGAGCCTGAAACATCTGAAGAGGAAAGAAAGATAAAAGAACAAATCAAGGGCCGTACACAATCTGTGGAGGATGCTGGTGAGATCATCATCACATTCAGCAATGGAGCAGACGAAGCTCCTACAGTGATGCCATTGAATGGTAATAACTTACATGAGAGATATGCCATGACTGAGAAGTCAGTGCAGCAGAATATTCTTGTGGCTCATTCTGTGGTGGCTCCATCCTTGTTTGGTATTGCTCCGAATGGATCATTCAACGCAGCTGAGACAGATGACTTGTTTGAGATCTACAAGAATACCTACATTAATTCAAGACAGAAGCAGATTGAATGGTTGATAAATTACATGGTACAGCTATCAGGTGCCATTGGAACATTGAAGCTAGTTGATGTTCGGCCAATTGTAGCAGCAGCACCAGTTACAGCAACACCAGTGACAGATGCAAGTGGAGCAACAGAAGCTGCTCAAGTGGATGTGGCTAAATCAGCATTGAATGGTGCACAGATTGCATCACTTGTTGAGGTGGCTGCTAGTATTAAGTCAGGCATATTGACACCTGATGCTGCATTGCAGATAGTATTGGCATCATTCCCAACAATTGGAGAGGCACAAGCTCGCAAAATTGTAGGATTGCCAACAACAACACTATCAAGCTGTGATCACAAGCATGAATTTAGTGCTGATGAGATTACAATATTCTCAGAATATGGTGTTGATTCATCTGAATACAAGGTCCTAAAGACAAATATCATTGAATGGGATACACCATCTGATGAGGTATTCAGCAAAGAACAAATGATGTTTGCAACTATTGGTGAGGTCAAAGCTAATATTTCAGCATTAGAGAAATCAATTCTATCAATGCTCATTGATGGTGAGGATGCATCAGCTATTGCATCAGCAACTGGTGCCAGTGTAGAAGAGATTGCCAAGTCAACTGAGAGACTTATTGACTTTGAATTACTTGTTGATGGGGAGGTGTCTGACTTGGGAAAGCAATTGCTGGATGAAGCTCCAGCTCCTATTGATCAATTCATGGTGGTGTATAGCTACAAAGAAAGGCCAGGTGTGCCAAAGGTATTGACTAAGTCAAGAGACTTCTGCCTTAGACTATTGTCATTAAATAGACTTTACACAAGGGATGAAATCAACAATATCAGCTCAAGAGTAGATCGCAATGTATGGAACTACAGAGGAGGATGGTATACAAATCCTCAGACTCAAGTAAGCACACCATATTGCAGACATATTTGGGTGCAACAATTAGTTATTAAAAAACAATAAGACATGAACTATTTACTATCTGTTGAGAATCTTAAGAAACTTGGATTGATCCACATGAATACAGATACAAAGATCCTATCTGTATGCATCAAGAGATCACAAGATATGCACTTGCAGCCAGCACTTGGAACACCTTTATACAAGGCATTGCTTCATCGGGTTGAAACAAGTACCTGGACAGCGGACTATCTTACACTTATGAATGACTATGTGATCCCTTGTTTGGTAGCATTTGTTGACTTCAGAGCTGCTGCAATGCTGAATGAGAAGCTGACTAACAAAGCGGTGGGCCGCCAGTCAGATGAGACAATGACAGCCAATACAGATACAGAAACTGTACATCTTAGAGATATGCTCAGAAAGGATGCGTATTTTTACAAGGAAAGATTGATAGGATTCTTGAAAGATGACAATGGTGTCAAATATCCTGAATACATTGTTTGTTGTGATGACAATGAATGCAATGAGAAGGTAGACAAGGATCACACTGGATACAAACCTTTAGGCTGGATAGTATGAAAAAATTCACTGCAAGCAAGAAACAAATTGACAAATTAAAAAATTACCTAAATGGAAAAGACTCTAAATCAAATCATGCTGGAGCTGCAAGAGATCGCAACACAGCACAGACAAATAAATGAGTTTTTTCAAGGTGACTTCCTTGATGCTATAAGCAGAGATGCTGCACAGTATCCTCTGATGGTAGCAACTTTGCAGCCTAGTGGGATGGGTGCTGGCTATGTGAATGTAAATTTTGTGATCACCATCTGTGACAAGTACAATCATTCTAACTATAGACAAATCAATGAGGTCCATTCAGACTGCTTATTGATATGCAATGACATCAAGACTACACTACAGCAGTACAGATGGACTGAGTTTTCAGATGTCACAGCTGAGATAGGCACAGATCCATTCATCAATCAAGGTCAAGATATGGTGGCTGGATGGACAATGCTGGTATCTTTGAGAGTATTTGACAATGAAGATTGGTGTGCCATCCCATTTGATGACTATGACTTTGAGAATGGCAATCCTCCAGCTGGCAATTGTGGTGATTTGACAACAACTTACAATGTGTATGTTAATGGAGTGCTAGAAGATACATTTACACAAAATACAACTGAAAATAATACAATCAATATAACACTAAGCTAATGGCAACTACAAATATTAACGTCACAAGTACAGCTCAAGTACAATCAGATTGGAGTCAGTCAGATAATACTGAGGTTGATTTCATTAAGAACAAGCCTACAATCCCAGCTGCTCAGATTCAATCAGATTGGAATCAATCAAATAATGCTGCACTTGACTTCATCAAGAATAAACCAACAATCACAGCTGCCACTAATTATGGACTATTTGCTCAGACTGGCAACAGCCCAACACTTACTGGGACATCATTTGGCACATTGATAGATGGAGGTGTGGGATCTCTTTCAGTGCCAGCAAATGGGTTTTCTGTAGGTGATTCATTCAGAGTAGAAATGGCTGGCTTATTGAGTGCTCAGAATAACAATACAATCACTATCAGATTGAAATCTAATGCAACAGTTTTAGCTGATTCACCAGCACTTACTTTGCCACAGATTAGTGGTCAAGTATTCATGCTTTCAGTTAACTTTACTATCAGAGCTATTGGTGCGGCTGGTGTGGCATCTATTGCAACAATTGCACAGCTTCACATACTTAAAACAGCATCAGGAACACAAGAGGGATTCGCTTGGAATGTGATAAACAATACTACATTCAGCACCACTGTTGGCAACTTGTTAGATATACAAGCAAAATTCTCCAGCTCAAGTGCAAATAATAGTATCTATTCTGATATGTTCATACTCAATAAGATATATTGATTTGGAACAAAACTGCATAATTTAACATGGATCCAATTGCAATTGCAGCAGCAATCAAAAAGAATGGGATGGTAGGATTATTGACTCTTATCCTAGTGTTAATGTTCAATTATTTCACCAGCAGACTTGATGCTGTTGAGGGCAAACTTGAAAGAGTAGAGGCTAAGCTATATGATTGCATGGAAGATCGCATTCAAACATCAGACAATGACATGCATTCAGGTGTAAAGTATCCTGATCTGCTTGTTGGTATACTACCTAAAGAATTAAAATATGAGCCTAAAAGAAAGATGGCAGTCTAAGACGCCAAAGTTTTGGAAGAAAGTGCAGCGCATTGGTGTAGCACTTGGTGTGATTGGTGCAACTATTGTTGCTGCTCCAGTGGTATTGCCAGCATCACTTGTCACAGCAGCTGGATACATGGTGGCAGCTGGTACAGTTACAGCTACATTATCACAACTGACCAAGGAAGATGCTAAGTGATCACGTCACACTGGCAGAGTTTTGCCATTCAGACACTGCTAAGCGCAGAGGCATTGATAATACTATCACTGATCCTAAGCATCTAGCAGCTGCAAAGCTCCTATGTGAGAAAGTATTCGAGCCTCTCAGATTGCACTTTGGTGTGCCTATTCATATCAGCTCCGGCTACAGATCCGGTGCCTTGAATCGTGCTGTGAAGGGGAGTGCCAGCTCGCAGCATTGCAAGGGTGAGGCTTTTGATGTTGATGCTGACAGATATGGCAAGATAACTAATGCACAGATATTTGAATATATCAAAGAAAATATTACCTTTGATCAGATGATATGGGAGTTTGGTAATGACTCACAGCCTGATTGGGTACATGTCAGCTACAAAGCAAAAGGAAATAGAGGTCAAATACTAAAGGCCAAAAAGATAAACGGTTCAACCGTATACCTAGCTTTTTCGTAAAGCCATCAAATGTGGTAATTTAGGTGAGAGTAGTCAGCAATGGCTACTCTTTTTTGTGGGCCAATAAAAAAAATGTGAAAAAAATATGATAACTATTTGCATATATAGAAAAGATAGCTATCTTTGACCATATCAATACCACAAAAGATGAAAGAAAAAATACAAGAGATTGACAAGTTAATGCTTTTGCTCACTGAGATGAGAAAGCAAATTCAAGAGCTTCAGGATGAGCAAGCAGCTGATGAGGCTTATGTGAAACTATGTGAGGACTATATCTCTCATAAGGAATATGATGAGCACATATTCAAGCACAATAGAATATCAAGGCAAATAGAAATGCTTCTAAGGACATATGCATTGATCTCTACTGAGATGTCAAAAGTTTGTTTAAAATTAATGTAATCAAGATGAAAAAAGCACAGCAAAAAAAAGAGAATGAGTTTGTATCATTCAGATCACCAGTCAACAGAATGATTAAATGGTGGAAATCAAAAGAATCAGATGATGTGAAAAGTGCATCATTCAACGTGAAGTTATATGAACAATTTTTAAAAGCAAGAGCATGAAAACAGCAGCGGTATTATTTGTCATGGCAGCCACTACAGTATTATTCTGGTGGGGTGTATGGCATTGGTTTGAATGGGTAGGTGTTTATATAGCATTATCCTGGACAGCAATCATGTTAATTATTTACAAGATAAAAGCAAGAAAAAATGAAGACCTGGAAGATCACATATAAATTCAAGCTGAACAGCAAATCTAAATGGCAAGATGCCTATAGAGTGCTGCAAGCTAACAGCAGAGAGGATGCAATCAAGAAGGCTGACATGTGGCCGCCATTAATTAAAGCAGTACAAGAGATATGAAGAAAGTAGGAAGTGATTTTAGCGGAGTAGGTGCATTCAATCAAGCACTAATAAGATTAGGTATTGAATACAAAGAAATTTTTGCTTGTGATATGGATAAGTATGCAAGGCAGACATTCATTCACAACTATGGTGAGCCAAAATATTATCCTACAAATGTTTATGATAGAGAGATTCCATCCGAATCACTTGACATCTACATGACGAGTCCGCCATGCCAGGCGTTTTCTTTAGCTGGAAAGAGATTAGGAAAAGACGATAAAAGAGGTATTTTATTCTTTAACTCTCACGAATTTATTCAAGTAAACAAACCTAGGTTTTTCATTTTTGAAAACGTCAAAGGATTGCTTTCTGATGATGGTGGTAAAACATTTCAAGAATGGGTAAATATGTTAGGTGGCAAATCAGTTAATGGTGTACCAGTTATATTCCCTTATGAAGATTCAGTACCTTATCATTTGTATTGGAAAGTATTAAACGCAAAGCATCACGGAGTCCCACAAAATAGAGAAAGAGTATTTTTGATTGGCATTAGAGATGATCAAGACAATAAGTTTAGTTGGCCTATAGAGGAACATTTAACCAAACGGTTAAAAGATATATTGGAAAATAATGTGGATGATAAGTATTTTTTGAGTAAAAAGATGTTAAACTATTTTGACACCAGGGCTTGTAATTTTAATAATGGGAATATAAATTTTAAAGATGAAGAAAGTATTGCATCCACAATAACGGCAGAGTCAAGATCATTAGATATTTCAGATAATATTATAAGGCTAGAAAATGTAAATCCTTCTGGAAATGGAATGAATGGAAATGTTTATAGCGATGAGGGAATTTCACCAACCTTGAGTACAAATAAAGGTGAGGGTATTAAAATAAAATCAGCAACGAAGTCAGGTTTTGAAACTGCAACAGATGGTGATTCAATAAACTTTAGTGTACCTAATTCAGAAACAAGAAGAGGAAGAGTGGGCAAAGGGGTAGCACAAACATTAGATACTGCTTGTAATCAGGGGGTAATGATAGGTGATTATAGAACAGATGAAGGATTCAGATGGAGAAAAGATGGAAATTCTCCTTGTATTATGGCATCAATGCGTGATACATGGAAGGAAGGTTTTTCTCGTGAAAATCCACCTATTATTCATAAAGATTACAAAATCCGCAGACTTACCCCTCGTGAATGCTTCCGACTTATGGACTTTCCGGATACTTTTACATGGCCAGTAAGCGACTCACAAGCCTACAAACAAGCTGGTAACTCAATAGTAGTTAACGTACTTTACAAAATTTTAAAACAATTGCCGTTATGAACACTTCAATGATAATGGATCTAGCTGAGAAGCATGGTTTGAAAGTAAGAAACAGAAAGCGAGAGATAGTTTATAAACGCTATTATCTTTGGTCAGAGCTTAGAAGATGGCACAGCCTTGATGCAATTGGGAAGATGTTTGGAATGGATCACTGTTCTGTACTGCATGGACTAAAGCAGCACAACATTTGGATGAGGGCCAAAGATTATGAATATCTAAAGATAATCAATGATCTCCACAAGGAAATACATGAAGATTATCTGATACAAATGGAAGAGGACAAAGTATGGATGTATGTTGAGCATATATCAGGCAACATGATTACATTGACGCTGAAGCTCAATACAGACGATTCTAGCCACTTTCTCGATAAGAGTGGATACATTACTAGGGAGGACTTAAAAGAATTGATATGAGGAACAAATTAAGACGAATGTCATGTATTGTATATTGCCTTCAACAAAGGCCGTACACAATAGCAAGACTGCATACCAGGATCAATCATATTCTATCCGATAATTACAGCCAGTCATCCATTGAGAAAGATATCTTTATGCTCAGAGAAGAGTTTGATTGCCCCATTGAGAAATGTCCAGCTGGACTGGTGATCCTAGAGGACTATGACTTCATTGCTAAGCTAACAGAATGGGTGCAGCTGTATGAATAATCTGATTGCCGATTACATCAGCTCCTATTCTATATATATTTTATTTTTAAAGAATGTGGTAAAAAACTTTTTTTTCAAAAAATGGCAAAATAAATCGGATTATCGGCTGTTGATTGATTATCAAATAGTTACAAGCAAAATAAATCGGCAGTAAATCGGATGTTTAAAAATAAATCGGATGTTAAATAACATATGAATATTTGTTTTACATTTGCAATGTCCTATGCAGAGGATTTGAAGAACTTATTAAAGGCTCTTTTGGCGAGTAGTGCTGCATCACGAAAGCTGAAGGGGCCTTTTCATTTAACATACATTCTAGAAAGATGATCTCAATATACAAATCAGTACAGCAGACATTTGATAAGAACTACATCACTGTAGAAACTGCCATAGAAAGGATAAAAAATAGTAGGTACAGAGATCGTATTCTAAAAATGCGGACTCTAAGCAAGGATGAATATACCATTGAGAAAAACAAACTGCCAGTCTATAGATGGTCAGGAGTTTTTGAGTATGGAAATGATGCTGGGATAAAGACTCACAGCGGACTGATATGCTTAGACTTTGACAAGTATCCCAATGATGAGGTGATGGCAGATCATAGAGCAAAGTTATGTGCAGATCCTTACACATACATTCTGTTCACATCACCATCAGGCAAAGGATTGAAAGTAGTGGTGAAGATTACAGATGTAATTGAGAATCACAGAAAGCACTTTCTATCTTTGAAGCAGCACTTTGATTCTGAGTATTGGGATAACAGCTCCATCAATATCTCAAGGAATTGTTTTGATTCCTATGATCCTGACATCTATGTCAACAACAACAGTGAAATATATTTCAGTATAATTGAAGAGGTTGAGGATATTGATGTGACTTATGTGGCTACAATTCCAATGAGGTCAACAAATAAGATCATTCAGAACATACAAAAATGGTTTGATTCAAAGTACCAGCTCTCAGAAGGTAACAGAAACAATAGCTTTTTTAACCTGGCATCAGCATTCAACAGATATGGCATCCAGCAAAGTGAATGCGAAACATACATTCTCAATAATTATATTGATGTACTGGGAAGGGATGAGCTGCTGCAATGCATAAAATCAGGATATAGAGATAAGGGAGCCTTTGGCACATCACAATTTGAGGACAAAGAGATTATCAACTATGTTAAAAATGAACTAAAGCAAGGTGAAAAGCCTAAGACAATAAAGTCAAAGCTCAAAGAATATTCAGAGGATGAGGTTGAGATAATCATGGATAAGGCTGAAAGTGAATTGAAAAACTTTTGGAGGAAAAATGATAAGGGCCGAGTCACACTATCCCCTACTTTGTACAGAGATTTTCTAGCAGAGAATGGATTCTTTAAGTATCAGAATTCAGAGCTGTCATATCTGTTTGTCAAGGTTGAGAATAACTTTGTAAAAGAAATCAATGAAGATTTAATCAAAGACTTTGTACTGGATCATGTTGAGAAGCAAGGTGATCATGTAGTATTTGACTTCATGGCATCAGTCACTAAGTATTTTAAACGTGACTTTCTGAGCTACATGAAAGCAAAGGATGTAGACTTTATTAGAGATCTCAAAGATAAGGCATATCTATTCTATAAAAATTGTCTAGTAGAGATCACAGCCAAGTCAGTAGAAGAGAAACAATATGTTGACTTTATTCAGCATGTTTGGGATAAGCAAGTGATTGATAGAGTTTACAAAAAGTCTAGCAGCAAATGTGACTTTCAACAGTTTATTGTTAATATTAGCAAGACTCAAGATAGATATGATTCATTCAGATCTGTGATAGGTTACATGCTGCATACTTACAAGAATCCATATTACTCACCAGCAATAATATTAAATGATGAGGATATATCTGACAATCCACAAGGAGGAACTGGAAAGGGAATAATCACTGAAGCACTAAGTAAGTTTAAAAATACATGCACTATCAACGGAAAGAACTTTGATCCATCTAAGGACTTTGCATTTCAGCGAGTAAGCCTTGATACTCAGATACTTATCTTTGATGATGTCAATGAAAACTTTGACTTTGAAAAGCTCTTCTCAATTGTCACGGATGGGATGCCAGTCAATAAGAAAAACAAAGATGAATTC